GTCTGTTACAACTCCTTCTTGAATGGCTTGTTCTATGGAATATGTAGCTAAGACAGGTAGTTTTAGCTCTGTTCCTAATATGTGCTCTGTCTGTGAAGACAGGGTGCCTGTAAGACCAAGTACGCTTACGCATTTTAGCTCCTTTACAGCCTCTATTTGTGCCTCAGAGAGTAAATGTATCTCATCCAGTATAACTAAGTCAAATACACCACCTGTGTGCTTCTTAAGCGACATGTGTGTGGTGTATGTCATGTTGCTATTCTTATACTTTCTAAGTACAAAATGCTCTTCCCATGCATTCTTAATCTTTATGTCAGGATATGCTATGAGGATGTTAATGTCCTTATCCATCTTTTCTAGGATATTGATGGTTGTAAAGATCTTACCAAACCTAGGACATAGATTTAGGATGCCAAACTCTCCATGGTCTAGAAACACCTGAGCAAACTCTGCTTGTCTCTTATCTCGTAGAGAGAGTTCCTTTTTTGCCATAACTTAATATTGTTGTAATTGACCAAAATAAGTATTCTATGTTTACAGCAACATATGGATCATGCTTCTGTATGTTATTCATTAAGCTTACAGTGGGGAATAATACTATTTGCCACCAATGGCTTTTCTTTGTAGGTAATGTATTGTAGGTTTTAATATTTAATTTCATATCATTTGTTTAAAAAGAAAGTTTTATTAATAATTTCATCATACACGTTCTCATTCATATACTTAACCTTTGGTAGCTCTTTGAACATACCAACGTGGCCAAGAAAGCCCAGTCCTATTCTCACATCATCTTCACCATAACTATTCTTAATTAGTCTCAATGATCTGAAATACTTTGCACCAAACTCATCTCTTAATTTGTTTACGTCATATCCACTAGGGTCTGGTACCTTATACCTCATGGGGTCAAACAGTGCTAGGACAACATCAGCATCATTCTGTGTCTGAGAACTCTCAGCAAAGTCTTCTAGCTGTGGTTCTACGTCACCATTCTTAATCCTAATAGGATTGGATATGTCTCTATTGAACTGACTGACAATCACAGGAGTATATCCATACATGTCACGAGCATATCTAAGCTCATCTGACATCTTATCTATGGATTGCTTCTTTGTGGGATGGTCTTTTGTTGGCTTCAACAAGCCTATATGATCAACAACAACAATAGTGATTTCATTATCATTATTAGGGATATACTTCTTGTTGTATTGATCTACATCTTCCATTACACCATTAGCTAATGCATGGTCTCTCAGATGTTTTGCTATACCAATTGGGTTCTCTGGTCCATCAATGATGGTGATTACATCTTTCATACTATCCATATAATCTTCATACATCAGGAACAGATCGTGCTCATCATGGTTCATCTTATCTGTCCAACCTAATAGCTTGGATACAGGTATGATTACTCCATGGTCTAGAAATATCTTTCTACTGATCCACTTGGCAAACTTATATGTTCTGCTACGCTCCATAGATCTATATATGATCTTTAACTTCACTTCTGGGTCTTTCTGACTGATAAACCAATCAAATGGATTTAAAACGTAAGCATCATCTACAAAGCTAGTTTTACCTGACCCAGTGAGGCCACCAATCAGAGTGTACATACCTTTTCTGATACCAATGTATTTGTTCAATCTCTCAAAGCCCATAGGTATGCCATTGTTTCTACCATCTAGGCCAGCTTGAACTTCTCGTTTTAAATCTTCAAAACTCATATATCCATTCCTTTAATTGGTTCAGCAGACTCTTTAACAGTCTTACCCTCTCTCACTAGTTCAATGAATGGTTCAAATGACCTCTGATTGAGATAGGTGAGACTGTTCTGCATAAATGTGAGTCTATTAGTCTTTGTCTTGATTGAATTCTCTTTCTTCTGTAAGATTTCATACTCCAACGCTGCTAATAGCTCTTTGGCTGTGTAGTCACCTTCTGCAAGGATGTTATTGTATTTCATCTTGCATTCTTCTTTCTTTGTACGCATGCTGCGTGTACCTGTAAATGATTGACTCCTATAAGTGAAGGTGTCTGTACCTGGATACAAACCCCACCACTTATCAAAGTCAGTGTCTGTTTTCTTCTTCTTAGGCACTTTAACTTCCTTCTCTTCATTTAGAAAAGCAAGTAGTTCCTTACCAAGAATAGTAACTTTATTAGCTTCTGACAATAGACCTTTTCTGCGTACAGTTTGGTGTAGCATCTTTAATTTTGGTGCTTCACACAGACTGTCTACGTCTGATCCATCTTCAACTAACATAATGAAAAATAGCATGTCTAGGCTATACCCAGACTTAAGTAGCTCCTCAAAATGGGAGAACGTCATTTTGATGTTCATGTCTTCTGTTTAGTATTTTGTCCTTATCAATAACTTGTATCATAGCAGGCTGTTTATCAACCTCTTGTTGCATTAAAGTTATTTCTTCTTGCAAATATACTAAATCTTTAAGAGATTCCCTCTCCCAATCCTCTATTATTTTCAAACTTTGGTCTTTCATCTTTGAGTTCTTGATTGTTCCAAAAGAATGGGCACGTGAATGTCATTACACCAACTGAGTTAAATATCTCACTTGTTATCATGCTCATTTCATATGGAGGGTCCTTAAAATAAGATTGCCCTAATTCTTCTTTAGGGCAAGTGTATCTGTGGCAGTGTAGTCTTAATGGACAACTACCACCATTACAACAAGAAATATCAGCCATGATTTTTAATTTTAATGTTTAAAACATTCAGTTTCACCTTTAAATTTAATTAATGGTGTGTACTTATGTTTTTTAAATAATGTTTTAACTCTATTTTCTAGATCATATATATATCCAGAATCTCCTGTTATTGTTTTAATAACTTCATGCTTGTATGGAATACCACTAAATCTTTTGTTGATAGAGTTTTTAGTAATTCCAATTTTAATAAAAGACTCATTATCATTGTACATTCTAACTTTATATAAAGTTGCTGTATTAGATAAATTAGTCCATTGTGATCTTGACCATCCTCTTTTTACTTTACAACAAGATTTAGTATGTCCTCCTTGAATATTTGATACAAAACTCTCCCAATGTTTATTACAAATAGGACATTCAAAAATAGCTCTTTGAGAATAATTTATTGTACCTAATGTTTTTATAAATTTAATACCATTGATTAAATCTCCTTCATTGTATACATTTGGTTTAACTCCTTTGTTGCAACCACAACTAGTTCTTTTTTTGAATATGTCGCTAAGCCTAGATTCAAATAAATTACCACAATGACATTTAAATAAAGCTCTTCTTCTTTTTCTACCAGAAACATCAACACAGGAAACTATATCCCTTATAAAAATTATATTATGACTATTTACTATATCACCTTCAACTAACTTTAACTTTTTCATGTTATATTTTTTACAAATATATGTATAAATTCGTTAAGCACAAAGTAATATCTGTCATTTAACAATTAATTAACATGCTGATATATCACTCATGGTTATTTGTTTTTAGCTATTTCAATTAATTTTTTAAGACAAGCAAGTTCTGCTTCTTCATAAGTAGAGTGTCCACCACTATAATCAACTTCATAAGAACATATTTCATTATATGTATCAATTACATACTTTTTTGTTTCAGCAGTATCATATAATCTTCCAAATGAAACATGCAAATCATATTTCTCTCTAAACCATCTAAATGCTTGTTGGTAGAGTGGTGCAGGAACAAGTCCAATAGCCCATTTATTAGTAATCTCACCACCAAAATTATAATCATAATAACAGGATTCATCAAAACCTAATTCTTTAAGTTCTAATGCTTGTTCATAAGGAATAAATTCTTTGTTCATATATTTAATTTTAATTATTCTGCTGCGTAACCAAAGAACATCCATCTACCTGGTCTCTCTGTGAGTGCTTTCTTGTATTTTATTATAGCTACTCTGTTACTACCCTTGTCTAAAACTTTTTCCATTTCTATTGTTGTAGCCACTTGATTGTTCTCTGTATACCTACGTGCATCTTTTACAGCATCACCTTTTGTATTCCATGAACCAATAAAATGATCACCATGTCTAACTGTGTATTTAAGTACCCATTTCTTTGTACCTGGTGTAAATATATGCTCCACTTGAGACTTAGTTTTGTTCTTATTTCCAACAGGCTCCTGTAAGCAAATTGCACAACAGTCTCTTTTGTTTAACATTTCCATCTTAGAACGTACAAATTGTTCTAAATCTAGTTTACTTCTATGATATTCTTGTGTAATATCTTTAGCATACGTTGTAGTGCTAATTGTACCATTATATCCTTCTTGATGTCCATACTCTACTTCTGCTTCTTCACAAGCAATTTTGTATGCATTATCTAATGTTTTACCATATCCTACTTGTTGAAACCAACTTGCTCCCATAATTAAAAGTTTTTTATCATTTCGTAATGTTTTTGAGCTTCTTCTATTGTATAAGCCCAGATCTTGTAACCATCAATAACAAATAATTGCTTTTCCATAGTTTTAATTTTTAATACGTAATCCAAATTGTAAATCAAAAAAATCAAACGTACTCTCAGCTCTTGACTTATTACATTTAAACACTTTTTTGATTAGTGGTAATGCATAAGCTTTGAACTGATCGTGTTGCTCTTGTGTCATGGTCCATTTATTGTACCATTCTTTTGTCATATGTGCCTCTTGTGTAGACTTACCAATCATTCCTAACTGGTAGTCTACCAAGTGGTCAGCTATTGTCTCGCGATTTATCTTACCCATTAGAATAATGTCATTTGTTGTGGGTTAACAATAATCTTTCTCTTTCTACCTGCAAACTGTATTTTATTGATGATTGACTCAGCACGCTCAATATAATATGCATGATTGATGTTGTCTAATGGATGGTCTGGTAATAGATAATTGCATACATGCATCACCCATTCACCTGCCTCCACTTGTATTACATCAGCTGCACCACTATCTGAGTTTTCATTCTTCACCTTCAATAACTTCTCACCAGTGTTAGATACATAATATCTAATCAGTTTGTTGTAGATTGTTTTATTTTCTTTGCTGTGACCTTCGTAGTGAAAGTCTTTGCTTGCCTTCTGCCTGAGGCAAAAGTCAAATATGTTTGTATGATTACGAATGGTATCAGCCACAGGGATATCATTAACATAATAACGCTCGAGAGCAATAGGTACAATCCTAGCTGACTTATTCTTGTGTAGCTCAAAGTCAGTGAGGAAATCACCTTTCTTTTTAATTTCTCCATCTGTTTTAATTGCTAAATAGTCATTTACTGTTGAGAATATAATCTTCTGATAATCAGTGCGTTCCAGCTCATATTGTGTTACATCCATCCACCACTTGTTAATAGCAGTCATAGTATCAAAACTTGCATTTTTTACAAGTATTGTCACTCCATCTGTATTAGCAGATATAACATGTATGCCAGCTAGTTCATATGCTTCGATGAGCATGAGAAGACTGAGTTCACCTGTAATAGTGGTAAACATAGTTAGTTGTCTATCATAGATCCACGACTGCATATCAGAACTCTTACCATACACAGAGTTAACAGCAAGCTTTAGAGCACCAACAATACCTTTAATCTTCTTGTCCTTCTTAGCTAGTGGTTTAAGCTCAAGTCTTTTATCAAACATTGTCTTGTAACCTCTAAGGAATTCAGAACCTAGATGTCCAGGATATTTACCATTGTTAATGATGATGGCAGGATAATAGCTAGACACATCCCAATCTACAATGAGTGTATCATCATCAGCTTCAAATACTTTAGGCTTGTTCTCTGTGTGAAGACCACCCTTTGCAAAGGTGTATGTGTTGCCATAAAACTCTAATGATTCTTTAAACTCGTCCTTCATTGTAAGACGTTCTTTGCTAATTCTCTTTAAGAACTCTTGTAGCTCTGGTGTCTGGAATGCTACATAATCAGCAATACAATCTTTAACTCTCACATCCTTTCTGAATAGTCCTTTCTTTGGAAGATCAGAATACTGTATACCCTTCTGTTCACAATAAAACTTCTTAATCATTTCATCACCAATCTTGGAATCAGAATAGTTTAAGCAAGGAATACCAAACTCTTCATATATATCTTCTCTCAGTTCTATTTGGTTATTACCTTTATACAATGGATGTTCTGTATCACCTGTAGTTATCTTGTAGAACTCATATGTAGCCTGCACATCATTGTGACAATAGTAGATGGTCTCAATAACTTCTTCCTTGGTCATGTTCTCTTTAAGATGGTGTATTGGCATCTCTTCAATGTTCTCAAAGTCCATCTCAAACTCCAATCTCTTCAGGCTCACACGTCTATTCTTGTTATCATAATGATTAATCTTGAACAAATCTAATTGCTTAAGACTCAACCATTCTTCTTTATACTCAGGAAATACATCAAAGTTTGCATCATGAATAGTATCTGCAGCTTTCTGTGCTATGATGGCACATATCTCTAATCCACTCATCTCATGCCAATGTTCATAGTTCCTGAGCACATGCTCAACTACTTGACTATCAAAGCGTAGATTATTATAGCCCACCCAATAATGTTCATCATGTTCCTCTGTGAATCTAATGAATGCATCTAATTGATTAGTCCATCCACTCACTTGGAATTCATATGTAACATCTGTGTCTGGTTTGTACACCACCACAAGAAACAACTCCTTGAGTGTTTCAATGTCATAAATCAATACATTCATATTTAATCTTTTTTAAATAGTTCTATAATCTTCTGAAATACACCCATTACAAATAACCCTATCCATGCAAGTATAGCAATAGAAAAATAAGCAAACATTACCTTTCGTTCATGTACTTTAGGATTAACTTTCTTAGTGTTCCTCTTACTATCTCCCATACAATAATTGTTATTATTATCACCTTCATAGGTTATTTTTTTTGGTTATAGGTTTGGTTATAGTATTCTAATGGATTTCTTTGTTTATCAAATGCTTTATTAACATACCCATCGTTATAAGCCATCATTATCTGCTCTTTTTCTTTTTCAAGTGCTTCTTTTCTTAAGCCTTCGAGAAAGTTTCTTTCTTCATAAGGTATAACCAAATATAAATGGTCTACTAACCAATCTACTGCTGTTTTCATATATGTATTGTTTTAGCTACAGTGTACCAAACTTGATATGAACCATCCCAACTATTATGTTTTGTTATGTACTCTTGTTCTTCAATATACAACTCTAACCATATCATATGATCTGTGTTAGTTATCTTGCTTAGAACACGTGTTGGTAGCCATGCAAACTTGGTTTTGAATCTGACATCACCAACCTTTGGTGCATCATTAATTATTTCCCATTTCATAGTCATTGTATTTAAGTGTATATCTTCTAATTAGATTACCATAGGATACAGACAGATAATAAGAACCATCATTGTATATACAAATAGCTAGTGTACCTACAGCGTTCTTATTGTTTACGCAATGTGAAACGTAAAGATTATATGTAGAAGTTGTTGTATCTCCTACGTTAGCAGTGAGCTTGTATGTGCTATCTCCAACAGTAACATTGGGATAGTCAAGTGTAACAGGAATATTAGTCACCTTTGGTGCATTGTATTTCCACTGCTTATTGATGTATTTACCATGCTGTACTTGGACAGCTGTTGTTTGAGCACATACATTCAGACTGAATAATAGTACTACAATGTGCAATATATTTCTCATAATTGGAAATTTATTTCTTTTTTGCCTCTTTTTTCACTGTTTTGTGCACTTTATTGCTCTTTTTAGAAATATATTTCTCATTTTCTAATTCAGCAGCAGCAATAGCAATAGCTGTGGCTAATATGCTCTTTACACCAGCTCCTTCTTTATCATTGCCAACAATGATTGTTGCAAATGCTGCAGCTATTTTAGCATCATGACCTGAACAGTCTATATTTACTTCACCATCAATTACACTCATGAAGAAGTATCCATCTATGAGGTTTTTTTTACTCTTTGCCATCTTTAATTGTTTTATAAATTAACATTATATCTCTCTAATGATATGTTCTTACAGAATCTAATCTCCTTGTTTGTCAGTGTCCATATCTCTCCATCATCCATTGCACATGTAAATAAAAGGTTATGTTCTTGGCTATAATCAATAACCAGAAAAGCATAGCCTTCCATCTTATCACAGACTCTCACTATTGGTATCATTGGATTTAACTGTAATATCATTTTTCTTGTTTATTATGTGACCATCATCATCCATATATGGTGCCCTATGAAACTCATAGGACAGCCATATATTAAAGATGACTAACACAAAGATAATAAAATATATCATCTTTGGAAGTTTTTTACTCTGACTAGTTGATACTCATCAGAGGTGATGTACATATATCTGCCTCCTTTCATATGTATACGCTTAGTTGGTCTTTGCTGTATTTTAGCTGCAAAGATGGCATCTATTAGCTTAGAGCATGCTCTAATTGTTTTAACATAAGGAGACGAGGTTTGTGTTGTTGGTTCGTACACTGTAATTGTACGTTTGCTGTGCGGTTTAGCACTGAAGACTAGAGTGTAAGACATGGTTGTTAGTATTTATTGTTGTTAGAAATAAAATGTCATACCTGCATCAGATATCTCTATCTTGGTAGGTCTACTACTAATTGTGTGACTTTTGGTTTGGACTGGTGTCTTTGTAGCAGCAATCTTTGCTTCTACTGTTATGCCTCTACGCATAAACAATAGCTTTGAATAGACTCCTGCGTATGTTCTGTTGAACTGTTTAGCTAGCTTTCTAGCTAATTTGGTTGTTGAAACAGGCTGTTTAGCCATTTCTTGCATTGTGCTTAACTCTTCTTTTGAGTACATTTTCATGTTCTTTTTCATATGTATGTGTTTTTAAATAAATAAATAAATAATAAAGGCCCCACATTTCTGCAGGGCCTTGTCTTTACTAACTAACCACTATTCCACGTCTAACTTTTTTTGTTATTCATCTCATGAATTAACTGATGCCATTGATTTATGTCCAGCTGCTCATCTGGTGTGGCAGTAGACCTAAGCTTTATCTCAAGCTTTAATGGTTGATTTTCAACTGTTTTATTCTTATATAATAAGTCTAATACTTGTTGTACAACGCTTTTACTCTGTGTTATGGTCTTCATAATACTCTTTATTATAGTCATCGTTATCATTATCATCCATATCGTCCCACATCTCATCATCTTTCTCTTCTTTCACCTCATTCACAGCATATGAATCTCTAATAACAACTTGACCTTCTACTAATATTGGCTGTCTAACATAATCATCAACATATAATGCTATTAGTCCATTCTCACCATTCTCACCATATATGTTTTTGTTTATTATAGCTACAGACAAGTCTTCTATGTCATCTGAGTCTTCATCATCCCACCATCCTATTTGGTTGGGGAATGCCAAGATCTCTTCTACATCATCAGCATTGACCATTGGTTGGACAATATATGGTTCAACAGGTGCTCCATTATTTGCAATGTAGCTGTCCATATCCTGAGGAACTGTCTGTAATTGGTGTACACGCAGGTATTCATAAACTGCACCATACACCACATCTCTATGCTTGGATACAAACCACATGCCTGGCTTTAATTCCTCAGGCAGATATGATTTGAATACTAGTTTAGCTAGAATGAACATATAATATCGTTTAATTGGTTATTACAAATGTCGTTAATATTTGTGAGAAAACAAAAGGACCCTGCTGGGGGGAGCAGAGTCCTCATTTCAAACACACATATTAAACAAACACTAATCTTCACGCTTTAACCTCTCTTCCATCTTAACAAAATCAAGATAGTTATCAAAGTATAGATAAGAACCTGTATATCCCATTAGTATAAGACATGTTAATACAAGCCATTGACCAAAGTCAAGCTGAACCACCAATGGTAATCCAGTGAGTAATACAGTGGTACATACTAATAGCAAAACTGACATAATAATATTTAGCTTTTTCATAATATGTTATTAACGTTTGTAATAATAAGGCTTTGCACCCACTTGTTTGTAGAAATATTGTGGATCTGTTGAAGGACATGTTTGTCTCACTGATACACAAGATGATAGCATAACTATCGCTGCGAGCATAATAAATAAAATCTTTTTCATGTTTGTTAATTGTTGTTTACGTTAAATAAATGATTAATTGGATCTTGACTGATTAAGTCTTGTTTAAGCTCTTCGCTTGTTCTATGACCTTTTTGTATAATACGTCCCATAAGAGCAATGTGCATTGTGAATATTATATAATCCTCTGCCATCTCTGTTGGATCTTTCTTATACTCATTAATAGCCATTTCCACTTGCCTAAATAGGTGTTTAAGTGGTACAGCAGCAGCCATAGATGTCATTAATTCTGTTTGAATTTCGTTGTTCATGTGTTTGTGTGTTAATGTGTGTTATAAAAAAACATATCCTTTACCTTTCGTACGTACAAGGCTAATCCAAAAGGATATGTATTATTTAATATATTAATCTTCATTGTGACAATGAGAGCACACTTTAAGTGTTTCTACTCCCTTAGATGAAAAATACTTAACCTCTTCTCTTGTATCACCAAAGCTACCATCTACTGAATTACCACATTGTTCACAAATATATTGCTCGTTTCTTTGCTCTCTTAATGCTTCTAACTTCTTATAATGTTCAGCCTTCTCCTGCTCTGCATACTCTTCTGTAACAAATCTAAGCTCAGACGTGTCATCAGTTCCAGGAGCAGAACTGCGTCCACCATATTTAAGCTTACCTAAATGTCCCCAGAAGTACATATCTCTAACCATCTCAATGGCTTCGAGCTCATCTTCTGTCTCCCTAATGATTTTGTAACCACTAAGTTTGTTGTTGTCGTCTTTAATAAGTTCTAGTTTCATATGTATGTTTTTTAATGTGTGTGTGTGTAAGAAAGCGAATATATAGCCTAATGTTGCCTCAGCATATATATTCTAATGTATTCCATGTGCAACAAATTAATTAACCCAATGACAAGATATATCATCCATATGGAAAGTAAAACTCTCCACATTAATATATCCTGACCCTCTGGCTAATCCTACATCTCCAACAAAATATCCTCTATCATTGAAAGAGAAATCACATTTTTCAGGGTTGAATCTGATTTCTATCCCTGATTTAAGAAATACGTACTGCATATGATTGGTTTTTGGTGTATGAATAAAAATCCCTCTGTACTCAGATATAATACTAACAGTTTACTATTTGACGTGACTTTTCACTCTGTTAGGTTCTTATATTGTTGTTTACTATTTATCCTGATTTCATCAGTCAACAATAATTACATCTGTCAGCCCTTGGGAAGCTGAAATGGTACATTATATATAAATCTCTATTCTGTGCATGGTTTGATGTGTATCAATAAAATAGAATATATCCCTAACCTTACCTTCAACTATATTATCCTCATACCAGAATGATATATTCTCTCCTATCCTAGGAATAAACTTTATATCTCTAATGACACCAACTGCATCTTTACCTTTGATTAGTATGAACATATAATTGTATGTTAATGCTATATATATTGTTAATGTATAGCTGGTTTTTGAATGTTGTTAAAATGTATGTATATGTGGCAATGTAACACACACCTTCTCACATTTTCACAGATAAAATATTGAGAATCAATGTGTTATGCTGTCAAAGCCCCACCCAAACGTGCTAATAACACCCACCCTTATATACGTTTAGGAAAAACAAGAAGCTTGGAGTATTGTCCAAGCCTCTTGTTATGGAATTGTTTAGCCTAATAGTGCTTCTAGTTCAGCGTGTGATGTAATGCCAACAGCATTCATCTCACGTTTCACAGCATTAGCCACTTCAGCTTCCAATGTCTTGTCAAGAACGTAAGCGTTGATGTAGTCTTCTTTGGTCTTGAACACAGCAGTTGCTGTGGCACGAGTCATGGTGAATTTGCCATCAGCGTAAGGTAATAGCTTTTGTGTGCCATCTGCATTAAGGACAGGCTTGCCATTATCGTCAAGTATTGGTCTCGCACCATAAGTCTTGTTCTCAGCAATCACAAAGAATGGATAGGTTATTGTGTCACCAGGCTTGTAGCCCAATGCTTCCATTTGTCTGCCATGAATGTGGATTCTTTCGCCCTTAGTGTTGTAAGCACTGAAATTGTTGCCACCTGAGAAGTTACCAGAATTAATAACCATAACGAAGATTCAGTTTTTATAGTGCTGACTGCACTTTTGGTTTCGTTAAATGTGTTCTAGGGGGGATGTGTCGTTCCCCCTTTTCGTACAGGGGGGTGCAATCTGGGTTAGGCTCCCCTCCCTCAGATACAATAGAAATGGGGGCTAGTAGAAAATTTTGGGTGCTAGGGGGGATGGGTTGATAAGAACAGGGGCATATAGAAAATTGTGTATATGATCAAAGCAAAAGATAGATTGCATGAATTTTTCCAAAGTTTTATGCAGACTTCCTAGTTTGGCTGTGTTTTACTTCCTAGATTGTCAAGCTGTAGCTTTACCTAGCCTTACGTTTTGTAAAGCAATAGCTTTACATAATGTGTCTTATTATACCCATATACATATAATATGTCCCTTTTATGACACATTATATTTATGGGCATATAAAAATAAATTTGGTGGGTAATATTAATTACCATTACCTTTGAGGGTGGAGGGTGGGGAATAAACTCCTCCCTCGACAAAGAAGCTTGGATATGATGATAGTACAAATACTGGTTGGTACGCTGATACTGATGATAGTGGGTGTAATAGGATGGGGATTCTACTATTTCGATGAATGGGAGATAGGTATAGAGTTTATGCCTACAGACTTTAATAACTTTGAGCTAGGTGTGTCTAATAGAAACTACACCCTTACAGAAGGTGGTCTTGAACAGGAGCTCAGAATAGGGCTCCTTTTGTTTTGCTTTATAGCTGTATTCAGAAGATTTGATGCATAATATAGCATTAACTTTCCTTATAACTAAAATAGTTATTTGTAGATCGTAAAGATATACATACCTTTGTGTGTCAACTAATTATGGAAACCAACCCAACACAACCAATTGTACAGCGACTGAAAACTTCAGGGTTAGACAACTATGCTCTAGCTGAGAAGTATTACAGGCTGTTGTCAGCTGTAAACAATCTAAGGCTTACAAACAGGGAAGTGCAGCTAATAGCTTTTACAGCTATAAAGGGGAATATAAGTTATGCTAATATAAGGAAGGAGTTTTGTGACAAATACGACAGCACACCTCCAGCTATTAATAACATCATTTCCAAGCTAAAGAAAATGGGGGTTTTTGTAAAGGATGGGACAAAGGTGAAGGTGAATCCTGTCATACTATTAAACTTTGACAAGGATATTATATTACAAATAAGTATGCTGCATGGATAAGCCAGTGAGTATGTCTGTCAAAGACTATCTTATCAGAACCCTAGCAGTGAAGATAATGGTCTCTGAGAAGGTGATTGAAACCATTGTAAATCATCAGTTTCAATCTGCCAATGAGGCAATGGACCTACATAATAGTCTTGAGATTTCTGGGTTTGGGAAGTTTTACTTCAATGAGAAGAAGGCCAAAAAGAAGATAGTAGCGTTGCTTGGCAAAAAGCTAGCAATGGAACGCTTCCTGGCTGACCCAAATACAACAGAGCAAAAGAAGCACGCATCTAAGGTGACACTAGAAAAGACAGAAGCATTAATTAAACTGCTTAATAGTAAAGTTACACATGAAGATTAGCTTTTCCCAAATATATGAGGGATGGAAGAACAATCTGTTCCCTGCTAAGGAGATGAGAAAGTACATCAAGGAAGTTAGTGAGGAAAGAATGGCCATATGTGAAGACTGTGCTTTGATATCTACAAAACATAAAACCATCAGACCTGACGTACATTGCACAGACTGTGGCTGTACGTTAGCTGCTAAAACAAAATGCTTATCTTGCCAGTGTCCTCTTGAAAAATGGAAGGCTGTAATGTCTGACAGGGAAGAAGAGGAGGCACTTAAAAAAGAAGTCTATGGAAAATAGAGAAGTGAGAATCGAGAAGATACCTTTAGACAAGCTGATTGATACGCTTGTTGACCTGTACAACCAGGGGGTAGACTATATTGATATATCAGGTGTGCCTGGTAAAGACTTTGACAAGATGGCCATTGTCTTTACAAAAGACTACATGACAGAAGAAGGAGCAAAGACTATTGAGAAATTTGAGGAGACATTAGACTTACAGATAAAAGAACCAAAACTAACAGACGAGGATTTAAACCAATTGATATGAGTAAAAAGACTCCATATATAGAAGTCATTACTATTCTACAAGAACTACATAAAAGTTTTCCTACATATAACGTTGGAAGACATTTAGCCACAGCTCTTGATGGATATGGTGACATTTGGGGCATAACAGATAAAGAACTTGCATTTGCTCTTAGCAAATATAAGTCTGAAATAGAGATGGATGTCCCCCATACAGATGAGTCTGAATTAGACAGAATTATCAAAGAAGGTATGGATCTTGATAACATTCTAAAAGAAGAGGAGGAAGAAGATGGCAACTATTAAGAAAACTACATATATAAATACAGAGCTTGAATGGGCTGAATCACAGCTTGTTTCATGGAAAGCTTATGTTGATGCAAACCCACTACATGAATTAAAAGATAGGATTGAGTGGAAACCTACAGCTAAAGGAGGAATGTTACCTATGGTCATAGCCTCTATTGAAGCACAAGGTAAATTTGTACAAGAGACAATGAAAAACTACTTAGCCTTAGTAGAGGTGGTAGATAAGTTAAGGAGTGCTGAAGAAGCTAAGGTGGAGATTAGAGGTAAGGGTGAGTTATCTGGAGCAGCTGAAGAGTTCCTTAAAAATAGACGATGAACATACAAACTATAGACTATAAGGATTGGTTCATTAACCAGAAAAGGATCCCTGATAGAAATAGTGAAGAGTGCAAACCCTTTCATGATTTTCATAAGGATCTTTGTTTAAATGGTGCAATGATGGGTGGGGTTTATATTAACCCCTTTCTTTATTGGCACCTAAACATCTGGCACACAGAAGTTGATATAATTGATAGTTATGGGAGGATTGCACAGAAATATGCCAATCCCCTATTGAGAGATAATGAATGGCTTGTGACAAACGAAATTGACAGAGCTCAAAAAGATAAAAGAGGCTTAGTCATTCTAGGTATTAGACGTTTTGCCAAGTCAGTTTTAGAAGCATCCTATATTGCATGGGGTGCAACCTTTGATGAAAACAGTCAGAATATCATTGCAGGCTTAAATGCCCCAGATATTAAACTGATTACTGATAAGATTGACAAAGGATTGAATTTCATTCCTGAGTATTGGAGATGGCAGAGAATTGAGGATAACTGGAAAAACCAGGTTACACTAGGTATAAAAACCAAGGGTGGAGAACGTATCCCATTCTCTTCCATTCTAATACGTAACCTTGATGAAGGTAACAATGAGGAAGCTATCGCAGGTACAAAACCTAGAAAGCTCATCATTGATGAGATAGGTAAAGGTAACTTCTTACGTGGATTGCAAGCTGCAATTCCAGGTTTTACCACACCATTTGGTTGGGGATGTAGCCCCATCCTTACAGGTACAGGTGGTGACATGAAGAAATTCATGGATGCCAAGAGTCTGATGTTTGACGTAGACAACTTTAACTTCCTTACATATAATAATGATAAGGATGACAAACGTGTTCATGGCTTGTTCATCCCAGCAAAGTATAGAATGGAAGCTAAGGAAGACTCCACACTAGGAGAATACCTAAATCAACCATTAAGTTCAGACCTATATCAGGTGAAGATGCTTGTCAGCAATGAAGAAAAAGCTCTTCAAATAACCAATGATAACTTGACCAGACTTAAGAAAGCTGGAGATAGAATAGCCTATTTAAAAGAAAAGATGTACTACCCAATGGAGGTGGATGACATCTTTTTAAATGAGGATACAAACATCTTTGATATTGAGATAGCTAAGAGGCAGAAGAGTAGATTGTTACAACAAGAAAGAACAGGTACTCCTGTTGTGTTGTTTAATGATGAAGGAGTTATAAAACATGAGTTTACAGACAAGCTTCCTATTACAAACTTCCCTCTGAAAAACTCAGATCAGAAAGATGCACCTGTCGTAATATATGAATTCCCAATAGACAATCCTCCTTATGGATTGTACGTAGCTGGGGTCGATCCATACAGACAAGGTAAATCTGCTTATTCAAGTTCACTAGGCTCTGTATACATATATAAGAGGATGCATGAAATTACTGGTGAGAAATATCAGGATATGTTCGTAGCTTCGTATTGTGCAAGACCTGATAAGAAAGAAACTTGGGAAGAACAAGCTCGCTTACTTATCAAGTATTACAACGCTAGAACCTTGTGTGAGAATGATGATATATCCTTTATTGAATATATGAAAGCTAAAGGGGATGCTCATTATTTAGAGAAACAACCTGAATGGCTGAAAGAGATTGTACCAAACACCACTGTAAAAAGAGATTATGGTATCCATCGTTCATCAGAGAAGATCATTGACTATCTACACACATGTCTTAAAAAGTATATGGAAAATGCCATATTCAAAGAGACAAATGAACAAGGAGAAGTGATTAGAGAAGTGTTGGGTGTAAGCAAGATATTTGATCCTGTGTTACTAGAAGAGATTATTCAGTATAATGACCAAGGTAACTTCGATAGAATTGTAGCTGCTGAACTTGCCATAGCACAGGCTCTAAAGATGGATCCAATTATGGGAAAGATAGGAGGTACATCAGATGAAAGAGTAACATCTATGTTTAAGAAGAAAAGAGGCAATGTGCTTTTCACTGATGCTAGAGGTGATATGTTTGGAAGATCAAAAAATAAATATAAACGCAATAAATTGTTTTCATAATGGCAATTATAAGATATACGAAAGACGCTACCATAAGGTATGCCTATTTAAACATATTTCCAGATCAGTTTAAAACTGATAAGGAGAAGCAGGATGAGAGTTGGGTAAAGAACACAATGGACTACTTTGCAAACAAAGCTTATGCTGAGTATGTTAAGAGTAGAGATACGTTTGTAAAGAACTATGATCTTATCAAAGGTATTTTAAGAAGAGAAGACTTTTATGTTGAACCAGAAGTTAGAAGCTTTACAGACGTGCTCACAGCAGATCTTGAGCTTCCTGCCTATGTAAAACATTATTCTATAATGACCACTCCTATCAATGAACTAGTAGGAGAGATTTCTAAAAGACCAGATGCGTTTCTTGTAAAAGCTTTTGATGATGATAGTCAAGCTGAAGAATTACAATTTAAGACACAAATATTAAATAGTTATATCATCAGTCAAGCTAAGAAGAAGATACAAGAAAAAGCTATGATTGAAGGAGAAGAAATTGATGATGAAGATTTGCAACAATTGACAATGGATGAGGTAAAGGATGAATTAGATTCTTATACATCTGTTGCTGAAAAATGGGCAAATCATATTCTTTCAGCTCAAAAGGTTGAGTTTAATTTAAAAGAGAAAGGAGAAGATTCATTCAGAGATTTACTAATCTCTGCTAGAGAGTTCTTCCATATATACGAAGACAACTCAAAACTTGGATTTAACATTGAGGTGGCTAACCCTAAGAACACTTGGTTCTTAACTACACCAGATAGAAAGTGGATTTCAGATCCTACAGGTCGTGCACAAGGAGCATATGCTGCTGGTATTGTACAAGTTATGGAACTATCTGAAATCATTGAAGCTATCCCTGACTTAACTAAAGAAGAGATAGATCACTTACGTAGTTCTCTACAAGACTATGGTCTTATCAATGTACGTGAATCAAACCTTGGTAATCCTAATGCTATCCCAGGTATTGACTCTGTTCAGTATGATACATACGATCCTCTTGTTCTACAAACAAGAATGATCATTGAATCAGAGATGAAAGAGAACAATGATGGTCTTCAGGATTTCTTAGGACTTACATCTAACGTAAGCTCATTTGGTTACAAGTATGTTGTTGTTAGAGCTTATTGGATTTCTAAGAAGAAGATTGGTAAAGTTATTTATTTAGATGAGATGGGCAATGAGCAATCTACGCTTGTTGATGAAAATTATAAAGGTAAAACAATTCCTACAGAGATTTCTCTAGAATGGGGTTGGATTAATCAGTGGTACCAAGGTATCAAGATTGGACCAGATATCTATCATATTAAACCATACAAGTTATTACCTTACTGTCCTATCATTGGTCAAACCTTTGAGATAAAGAATACAGAAGCTAAGAGCTTGGTAGATATGATGAAACCTTTCCAGGTTATATACAACGTTTGTATGAACCAGTTGTATAAGCTACTTGAGAAAGAAGTGGGTAAGGTTCAGTTAATGTCTATCAGACATATTCCTATTCCTAAAGATGGAGATGCACAAGATGCTCTTGATGTATGGGAAATGGAAGCACGTAACAGAGGTGTGGTATTTGTGGATGACAGCCCAGAGAACTTAAAGAGTCCTTCTAGCTTCAACCAATATACCAGCTTAGACCTCACACGTACGCAGGAGATCCAAGCAAGATATACTCTAGCACAACAGATAAAGAATGAATGTTGGGAACTCATAGGTATGTCAAGACAAAGACTTGGCTCTGTAACTGCTAGTGAATCAGCTACAGGTACTAATGCAGCTATTACACAATCATATGCTCAGACAGAACCTTTGTTCGTAGCACATGAATATATTATGGGTCAGCTTTACCAAGCCATTATTGATGCAGCTTTGTATGTAGAAGCTAAGAAGCCACAATCAACTATATCTTACATTACTAATGAAGGAGAGTCTGCATTTGTAACTGTAAATGGTACAGATCTTAGATTTAGAGATTTAAAAGTTTACTTAACTAACAGACCTGAAGATAGAAAAGCATTTGATGAAATTAGAGGATTGTCTCAAGCTGTTATTCAGAATGGTGGGTCTTTACATGATGTAATTGAGCTTTACAGTACTAACTCCATGAGACAAATGAAGAGAGTATTTAAGACACTTAAGGAAAGACAAGAGCAACTTCAGAATCAACAATTACAGCAGAAGCAACAAGAACTTGAGCAACAACAACAACAAAATCAAGCTCAATTACAATTACAACAACAGTTAGCTCAAGAGAAAATTGAGAATGACAATTACAATTTAGAACTTGATAGAATCAATAAGAAAGAAATTGCTCTAATTGCAGCTGAGTCTAAAGCAGGTCCTTTGTCAGACGTTGATGAATCAGGAACTCCTGATGTTTTAGAAATTGAAAAGATAGCAATGGAAAGAGATAATGCTTCTAGAGACTATCAAATGAAAATGCAAGATGTTCAAACTAAAAACAGACTTGCTGCTGAAAAGCTACAATTAGAAAAACAAAAACTACAAGTAGCTAGAGAGAATCAAGCAAATGATTTAGCTGTTGCTAAAGAAAATGCTAAGGGAAGAGCTAAGAAAACTAAATAACTATGTTTGATAAACTGATTGAAATCTTATCACAATGGTGGCACCAGATAATACCTTTTATTATAATCAGAGATTATGAAGAGGCTGTGTTACTCAGGTTTGGTAGATTTCATTCAGTGCTCAAACCAGGGATACATTTAAAACTTCCCTTCTTTGATGAGGTGATAGATCAACATGTCGTTGTGACAACCCTTAGCTTAGATGCACAATCTTTGTATACTAAAGACAAACAGAACATTGTGGTGAAGGGACTTATTAAATATAAGATAGCAGATGTCAAGACATTTCTACTAGAAGTGTATGATGCCCAAGATGCCCTGTCAGATATGTCTCAAAGCATAATTAAAAACGTCATCATGTCTATGACCTTAGAAGAGTGTACAGATACAGAGCTTGACAACACTCTTAGCAAGAAAGTTAGGGTGGAGGCAAGGAAGTGGGGTGTTGAGGTTCAACAAGTTACGCTTACAGACATTGCTCCAATAAGAAGCTTTAGATTGATAAATGACAATTTCACTAACAAATTAGATTAGAGTAAAAAAAGTTAATGCTATATTATACTGAATAATAGTCTATATAGAGCCTCGTGTCTTTGCTATTACATTAACTTAATATACTTTTACACCTTGAAAACCAAATAAATACAACTACATATGGCTGAAAATCTAGATATGCCCCAAATGGGTAACTTTAGTATTCAAGATACTATGGACATGGGAATGGGAAGTCAAGAGTTATTAAATGACTTATTGAGTCCTGACAGTGCAACATCTAATCCTGATGAAATTCAGGATATTAAAGATGATCCTGCTCCTGCTCCAGTTAAGAAAACTACTTCTAAACAACCAGCTGCTTCAGAGCCTGCTCCAGAAGAAGATAAGAAAGATGAAAATCCTGTAAAGGATATTCAAAGTTTCTTATATGGAGAAGATGAAGAAGAAGGTGAAGAAGATGAACCAGCACCAGCACCAGCTAAAAAGACTGTTGCACAAGATGCTGATAATCAAGAAGATAGTGATGAAGAAGGTGAAGAAGAAGGTACAAACCAATTCACTGCTTTATCAAGAGACCTTTTCAAACTAGGTGTTTTCTCTAAAGATGATGATGAGGAAGAAGATGCACCAATAGAAACCCCAGAAGCTTTCTTGGAAAAGTTCCAAGCAGAGAAGAAGAAAGGAGCTATTGAAATTGTAAATAACTTCATTGGTCAATTTGGAGAAGATTATCAACAAGCATTCGATGCCATATTTGTAAAAGGTGTAGATCCTAAAGACTACTTTGGTGCCTACAATCAAATCCAATCTTTTACTGAGATGGACCTTAGCCAAGAGAATAACCAAGTTGCTGTTATTAGACAAGCACTTACAGATCAAGGCTTTGATAAAGAAGATGTAGACACAGAGGTTGAAAGACTTAAAAACTATGGTGACCTTGAGAACGTTGCTACCAAGCACCATAAAGTATTAGTAAAGAAAGAAACTGCAAAGCTCCAACAAATGGAGCAACAAAAAGAATCTCAATTACAACAGCAACAGGCTATCAAACAGCAGTACTATCAGAATGTAAACCAAGTTTTACAGGAGAAGCTCAAAGCTAAAGAATTTGATGGCATACCAATTAATCCAAAACTAGCTGGTGAACTACAAGATTTCCTAGTAACAGACAAGTACAAAACAAATTCTGGTGAGACTCTCACAGACTTTGATAAGACTATTCTGGAGCTTAAACGTCCTGAGAATCATGCAACAAAAGTAAAGCTTGCGTTGATCATGAAGATAATGGAGAAAGATCCTACATTATCTATTATTCAAAAGACAGGTATTACCAAAAAGTCAAATGAATTATTTGGTGAGGTTGCCAGACAAGCCCAGAAGAGTTCAGTGAAATCTAAACCAGCAACTAAACAAACTTCTTGGTTTCAATAACAATTTTATATAACAAAAATTAAAAAGAATAACAAATGGCAATTCAAACAATCCCAGGTTTAACTGGTTTTACCTATGCTAGAATCGCTTCTATGGACAAGCGTGCAGTAGGTAAATTGACTGATGCGAACCACTTGGAAAGCTTTCACTCAACTGAGCCTGCTGATTATGATAAAAAAATCATCAGTTTGTATACTCAGAGTTCTTTGTACAGTAATGATTTCCTAGACATGATCAACAAGTCTACTCCTTACTACATTGACAACAACAGTGATGCTTGGAAGTGGCAAGTACAAGTTCCTTACAAGTTCCCTAAAATCATTGACGTTCCAACTTCAACTCAGGAATTATCTAAGCCTGGTATTGATGGTCAAGAGTTTCAATTAATCATTGACACTAATGAGTTCTCTAAGAACGCAATTGTATCTGTAGGTACTCGTCAATATGGTCCACGTTTCTACGTTGTAAAAGATCCAGTTCCTTGGAACGTTGGTTTCTTATACACTTTCACTTTAGTAAGTGATAACCCAACTGTAGATTTTGTAAGTTCAACTTTCTTACAAGTTGGTATTGAACTAGAACTAGTTGACGCTGCTATTGGTGAATTTGACCAAGACTTATTAGGTCTTCCTCGTTTAGGTGAGCAAATTACTATGTTTGAATCTTTAGGTTCTGCATATGGTTATGAGCACAAAATCACTGAATGGGCTGATGACAAAATGATGAGAGATAGCAAAGGTAATCCATTGGATATCTTAGTATATGCTCCTCAAAGACGTAACCAATTACCTTTAACTCGTAATGATGTTAAATGGGAACCATTTATTGAGTTCTGGATGCGTAAGTCTATGTTAGAATTAAAAGTTAAGCGTATGATCTGGGCTCGTCCTGGTACTGTGAAGACTAATGGTTCTAAGCAAGAATTAAAGCGTACTTCTGCTGGTGTATATCACAGAATGCGTAACAATGGTAACTTAGTACAATACAATCGTGGTGAGTTTACAGCTAACTTGATTCGTGCTGTATTTGGTGACTTATTCTACAGACGTGTGGATGTTAAAGACAGACGTGTTAAAATGTACACTAACGAAGCTGGTTTTGACGTATTCCAACAAGCTTTAAAGACAGACGCTTTAAACAGTGGTCTTACTTTCATGGCTGATTCTGGTAATCGTTATTTACAAGGAGAAGGTCAACACATCACTTACAACTTTGCATTCGATGCAATGGTTACACGTGAAACTGGTCGTGTTGAACTAATTCACTTAAAAGAATTAGACCTTCCTCAAACTAACTTAGAATTTGGACAGAACAAGAAGTCTACACCTGTATTCATGGTATTTGACGTATCTCCTATGAGCGATGGTTCTATGGTGAACAACATTCGTGAAGTACGTATGAAAGGTGCTCCTTCAATGACTTGGGGTTATATCGATGGTACTCGTCACCACTTAGGTTTTGCTAAGTCTCAAGGTATGAGTTCTGCGAACAAATTCCCTGGTTATGAATTATGGATGAAAGATCGTTGTGATGTGTTCATCGAAGATTTATCACGTACTGTGTTAATCGAAGAAATACCACAATTCTAATCTTAGGGTTAGAATTACTATACAGAGAAGAATTCCCCCCCACTCCTCCCAGTGGGGGAGTCTTCTCACACAGATGGATGGATTAACTAAGTTGTTAATTGCATTCCCTTCGATGGGAACCATCTGCAAATAAACCAAATAAAAACAACTACATATGGGTAAGATAGGAAAAATCTCTACTATTAAGAAAGAGTACAATAACTCTCAATTGCAGACAATGCAAGGTGGACTTGCACAGAAAGGGTACACTAGGATTCCTGGTACAGGAGTCTTTAAATATCCTTACAAAGAGTTAGATGGTCAGTACAGAACTGGATTAGATCCTAAAGCTGCTTACATCAGAAGAATCTCTGATCCTCTTGAAAGAGAGATGGAGGTTGAAAGAGTAACAGAGTTAAAACAAAAGCTTGAAGATGCTTTGAATGTTGACTTGGGTCCTCGTGCTCAGTTTTGGAACTATGGTTTATCAACTTCTGTTGATGACTCTCTGCACGTGCAACCTGTTAAGTTATCAGATGGTGATAATTTCTTTGACTTAAGTGTACCATTACAAGAACTAGCGTTTGCATGGTTAAGAGTTCATCCAACAATTGCAAGCTCATATCAAGCTTGGGAGCGTGGTGAATATCCAGCAGACATCCAATATTATGTTGCTGATGATGAGATTGAGAATAAGGTGATCTTCAAGAAGAAACAACTTATTAATAAAGCAATCATCAAGTTTGATGATATGACTCCTGAAAAGAAGAAGAAAGTGGCTCGTCTACTTGGTCTTCCAGTATCAGATGATTCTAAAGAAGAAACTATATACAATCAAGTAGATAACCTATTAAAACAAACAGAATTCAAGAATGGCAAATATCAAGGGTTAAGTCCAATTGAGGTATTTAACAGATTTGCAGACATGAAGGAAAACTTACTCCATATTAAAGATTTAGTTAAACAAGCCATTGCACATTCTATTTATAGAGTGAGACCTAATGGTAAAGTTTACGAAGGTGAGTTTGAAATAGCTAAGGATGAAGATGATTTAGTTAAGTTCTTAGCAGATGATGACAACCAAGATCAATTATTGACTTTAGAAGGTAAATTAAAAGGTAAAAAAATAGCTTCATTATGATCCCTGTAGATAGTTTATTATACAAAATTGATCAGAAACTAAATAAACTATCAACAAATGAACATCAGCAAATCAATCTAGAAGATAAAATTCTAGCATTGAATGAGGCTCAGATAAAACTTATAAAGCAAAAGGTTGATGGTTTTAGTACTGTATCAGGACAAGGTCTAGATGCTTTTAAAAAGCGTTATGAAGACCTACAAAGTCTGGTGATGGCCTACAATCATCAACCTCTTAACTTAACAATTAAGAATGCTGAATTAAATCAATGGTTTGCAAATATTCATTTGCTCACTCCTAAATACATGTTCTACATTGATAGTTATGTATTAGCAGACAAAGGTGTATGTACAGATAGAAAGATTTGGATAAATAGAGACTTGGCTAAGCATGGTGATTTACAATTCTGCTTAAACAACACTCACTACAGACCATCCTTTGAATATCAAGAAACATTCAACTTCCTATCTTCTGATGAGATTTCTATATTTACAGATGGTACATTTACACCTACACAAATATACATCTCATACATGCGTTACCCACAATATATAGATAAAGTTGGATACGTGAGATTTGATGGTACAAACTCTATAAATTCTGACTGTGAACTAGAAACATATCTTGAAGATGAGTTACTAGACCTTACAGTACAAAACCTAGCAATGTACACAGAGAACCAATCTGCTGTTCAAAGCTCCATATACAGAATACAAACAAACGAGTAATTTTTTCTTTACAATTTAAAATAAAACAAAATGGCTGATTTTTCATTAACCACGCTCTTTGTGGTTCCAGTAGGAAATTCTCTACCTAGCTCTGGTTCCACACAAAATTTAACAGCTGGTCAAGTTGGTTTCTTTAAGAGTGACTACACTGTTGCCAACGCTGGTAACATTGCTGGAGCACCTTATTTCTATGTAGCTCAAGGTAGAGTTAATACTTATTTACAGGGTTCTAAGCGTTCAGACAAAATTGCTGGACCTTTAAACTCTGGAGGTAATGGTAAATCAAATGTAACAGAATGGTACAAAGTTACAGGATGTTCTACAGTGTCTAACCAAGTAACTGAAGTTGGTGGTTGGACTGTTAAATGTGGTGACATCGTAACATTAACTTTACGTGGTCATTCTTCTTACGTTGATACCCTATACTTCAATGGTTTCACTCGTTCAGTAACTGTACAAGCTCCTTGTTGTGACTGTGGTGGTGATCCTTGCACTGACGTTGATGTGCCTGCTTTAATTGATCAATTTATCATTAAGTTGACACAACAAGCTCCTGGTGATAACCCAGACAACATTTCTTTCAACACTTTCTACCAATTCCAAAGACGTGGAAATGATCAGAATGCTGTATTAGTTATCTCTGGTAAGCCTCTAACTGTGTATGGTCAGCCATGTGATGTTGCTGCATTCCCTTGGGAGTATGACAGATTTTACTTCCGCACATTCGTGTATTCTGGTCCTGCAACTACTGCTGACTTCATTGTTGCTGACAGATGTAACTTTGTTGCTGAGCCTGTGATTGTACAACGCTCTAGTTATCCTTCTGGTACTTCTGCAGAAATTCAACAATTAGAAAAGAATTTCTATAGCTACCAAGCTGGTTACCTTAAGCATTTGTACAGAATGGTTGGTTATAACGAAAACTTTGAAAGCTGGGTAACAGATGGTACTACCTACAATACCTTCTACATCAAGTTTAACGAGTATGACAAATCAGCTTACCAATGGGGTGATTACATCATGGAAGATAGCACTGTAATTATTGCTACTCCTCAAAACTTAAGTTCTGCAATTGAAGCTGTATTAGAAGCTGCCTTAGGAGCTGTAGTTGATGACAATGCTTGTATCACAACAACATCTACCACTACAACTGTATGGCCTAGTACTTCAACAACAACTACTTTGATTCCTTAATAGAATAAGGTAGTTATCATATTAACCTATGCCAGAGGGTGAGAGGATATTCTCAAATCCTCTGGCATTTTTATTTTAAATAACATGGTCTTAGATATACTGGTAATACCAACCTATAACACCCTAACATTGGGTGTTGCTGATGCTTCAACATATGACACAGATCCTCCTGTTGTAAGCTCCCCTACAATAGAAATAACAGTACCCAACTTTGGAGTGGTATCTTTACCATTTGTTCCAAATGACTTTAATATATTTAATTCTGCATCTTTAGGACTTAGTGTTGTAGGTGAACCATTGATTCCTCTACCAGATGGCATATACTATCTAAAGTATACAGTGGCACCTGCTCTTACTTATAATGTAGAAAAGAACATCATGCGTACTGAGCTTATACAAGAGAAATTTGACAATGCTTTCATGAAGCTTGATATGATGGAATGTGATCTTGCTATCAAAACACAATCAAAAGTGACATTGACTAGCATCTCTTTTATGATATCAGGTTCAATAGCTGCTGCAAACAACTGTGCTGTAGACACTGCTAACAAGCTTTATATACAGGCAAACAATATGTTAAACAATTTTATTAGGAGCAATTGTGGTTGTTCTGGAAATAATTACATCGTTAACTTTTATTAATATGGCAAACTGTAGAAACTGTGGAGCTAAATTTGGTTGTGGATGTCAATTAATTAATGGCTTATGTTCAGCATGCCATGCTGCTGCTCAACAAGCTACAAAATTTATTAAATATGTTGCAGCCAAGATTAACTAACTGTATAGAATGTGCAAGCATCCCTGTCTTGCTTCAAGATATTGATTGTAAGCTAACTGAGTTAGCTAAGATTCAATATAACAATATCATATTCTCTATGAACTATAACCTTGCGTGTAGTCCAATTGGTGAGCTGTTGAATTACAAAAGAATACTAACATACAAGTATTGTAATCCAGACTATGCCAATCACTTCTCTGTACAGAGAATAGCTAGTAGAGTTAAAGTTTTAATTCATAAATAAATTATAAAATGTCTTGTTCAAATTGCCCTCCTGAAGCTTGTTACAATGGATGCGTAGAGATTGTGTCTGACCAATGTGTTAGATACACAGGTGATGACGTACCTGCTTTGGGAATTCAAACCAATGATTCCTTGTTCACTATAGAGAACATTCTTATTGATAAGGTTGTTTCTTTCTTAGATGGCACTGGCATTGACATAACCATTAACCCATTATATTATTGTGAACTAGTAGAGCAATATTTACCAGAAGGAACACCTAACTTAGTAGAGGTGTTGTCTGCTTTGGTAAGAGCTGCTTGTGAGTTACAAACACAAGTAGATGCAATTGATGGAACACTAGCAATACTAAATGCTGATTATGATGTAGACTGCCTAAGTGGTGTAACAGACTCTAGTGATACACATGCTGTATTACAAGCTGTTATAACAAAGCTCTGTGTAGTAGAAGCTGACTTAGCTGCTCTTACATTAGATCTTGATACAAACTATGTTAAATTGGCAGATCTAGATGCTTTGATTGCAGCTTATTTAGCTAGTCAAGCAGGTGGTACAACTCAACAGTCTGCAAAGATGATTCCTTTCGTGGCATATGAATACTATGGTTCATTGTCTAACTTTGATGGAACAGGTGCTGGTATTCCAGCAAATGGATTCAATAAGGTGTATCTATGCAATGGCTTAAATGGCACTCCTGATAAAAGAGGACGTGTTGCTGTAGGAGCTATTGCTAATGTGCCTCCTGTAGGAATTGGTCTTGACCCTGCTGTAGATCCTGCATTTGCTGGTAATCCAAACTACGCACTATCTGGTACAGCAGGAGCAAACTCAATAGTGCTTGTTCCTTCACAACTACCAGCTCACTCACATAATGCTTTAGGCACAGCAATTGTTACGTTAAATGATCCTGGTCATAGCCACTATGTAGGCAACACACCAGAAGGTTGGAGCAGTTCAGGTAGCATTGGTATTGTAGATAGAACTCCTACTAATGTTCCAACAACAACAGCTACCACTGGAATTACAGTGACTTCAAACGCTGCTAATAACGTATCTATAACAGTTGAACCTACAGGTGACAATGTAGCTCACTCAAATATTCAACCTGTAATTGCTGCATATTATATAATGTACATCCCTTAATAGAAACAAAATGGTAAATATTTATAATCCATGCTATACCCCAGAAGGACAAACTGCAGGTCCTGGATATTGCATTGGCACAAACAATGTAAAATACACAGGTGCTAATCTTCCTAATACAGGTATAGAAACAAATGATAACGTAACAGTGGCTCTCCAAAAGATAGACGCTGACCTAGACCCAACACTCTTAGCTCAAACAATTCTAACTGCTATTGGAAACAGTGTACAGTTAAAAACTGCTCTTTGTGCTCTATTGAGTGAGTGTCCATAACCAACTAAAAAATCAATTTAAATATGACAGTCTTAATAACATTAACCCTAGCTGGGGCAGATACAGGTCCTTTCAACATCTATTCAAATTCAGATGGATACACTACTCCACTAGCTACAGGTGTAGCTAAATCAGCATTATTAGCAGGGTACAGCTTAGCAGGTGTTCCTAATGATGCTACAATCATTAGAGTGACTTCTACAGGAACCTGTACCAACTCTATTGATATGCTTATTGCTAATACCACTACAACAACAACTACAAGCAGTAGTACAACAACAACTACTACTACAGCTCCTCCAACTACAACAACTACAACTACACCAGCACCATGTCAGCAAATAAACTTATATCCTAACAATGCTACTGCATGTGCTCATTTAGGAAGTTTAACATTGTTTGATACTGACAACGCTTTAGCTCCTACAAGATTATGGGTAGAGGGTGAATGTGGTGTGACTCCTGTAGTTGGTGGTAACCAATGGTATTCTCAAGGAGCTGGATCAGATAGCTACCAAGTAGACAATGGTGGATTTATTATTGCTACAACAGCATGTCCTTAATATAAAATATCAAAAACTCTGTTTGTTGGTTTACAGAGTATCCCCTGGCCTTTCTAGGCTGGGGGTTTTTGTTTTAACTCTAACAAAAAAAGTTATTCTATATAATTAAATTAGTTAGTAAATTTTTGGGTATGTCAAAAATAGTTCCTATCTTTACGCTAATTTTAACTAAACTTACCTACATATGCCTGAAAACCAAAGTCTTTTGGAGCAACTTCAACAGATGCTGCATTGGAAGAAATCAAAAAAATACTATGCTGATAAGCTAGGAATTACAGAGGCAGAGATAGATGGTCTGTTAGCAGACATCAGAAAAGAAGAAAACGCACAAGAAGACGCAGAGATAGGAAACTACATAGCAGACTTAGAAGATAGAGTGGTTAAGTTTACAGAAGATCTTATAAAGGGTACAGGAGAGGTGGTAGCTAATTTTAGCGAAGAGGTTAAGAGCTTAGATGAACTAATTGAGAAGTGTCACATAGACACAGAGAAATGGGAAATAACTAAATATGTACAGAACTTCTGGGGGAATGGAAACAGTCCTCATTGGCAAGTCAAAGCATGGTTAGGTAAGAAGTCTACAGAACAAGTTTTTCAAGATAGTTTTGTAGACTTTTTAGCATCATATCAGCCTGTTAGTCAGGAAGTTATGAGTCCTAAGTTCTCTGAACATAAGTTTCCTGCCATGTTGGTTATCAATAAGCAAGACTCTCATTTGAACAAATATGATATTGATGGTAATAACAACATCGCTGATAGACTAGCTTCTATCATGTACAAGGTGGAGCTTATTGCTAATCAAGCACAGCTTTCAAATAACCTAGAGCAAATTACATATATTATTGGTTCTGATGAATTCAATAGTGAGTTCACAGGAACTACAACTAAAGGCACTCCTCAAACAAACACTCACACATATCAAGATTCATTTAGCTTCATATGTGACCACGAGGTATTAATGATTACAATGTTATTACAATACGCTGAGAATGTAAATGTAATCTATGTAGCAGGTAATCATGATGAGTATGTAGGATGGCATTTAGTTACTTGGTTACAAACCTATTTTAGAAATACAAACAGACTTACATTTGATGTGAGTCCTAAGTATAGAAAGTATGTAAGCTATGGTGGTTCAGCATTGATGTTTAATCATGGAGATGCTTTAAAGCCAGCTAAGCTTGCAGCATTATTTCCAATAGAATTTAGAGAAGCATGGTCTTTCCATGACAACTTCTACATATTCACAGGAGATAAACACCATGAAGTTAGTCAAGATTTCAATGGTATTAAATTTTACCAAATTCCAGCATTCTCTAGTGCTAAGAGTCTTTGGGATGATAAGAATGGTCACGTAATGTCTAAGGCTGAAGTGACTGCCTTCTTAATAGAACAAGGCTCAGGAATGACAAATATATTCAAACAATATTTATAATGGCAACATTAAGGAAATTAGTTTCAGACGTTCGTGGAATGCACAAGTTGCTGTCCACAGATAACCTTATCACTGATAGGGTTGTTGCTTCTGAGATTAAGAACAACACACAGTTATTAGTTAAACGTGAGACAAATCTCAGAAAGCTTTGGGCTACTGATACTTTGTTTACTACCATCCCATGCCTTGAGATGATAGAAGTTCCTATTTCTGAATGTTGTGAATATGTAGACCCATGTAACGTAGCAAGAAGCAGATACAAACTTCCTCGCATTACAGAAGGAAACTATCAGTATGTTATCCAGGGTGTATATTCTATCAACGCTATGGGTGGACAAGGGAAAAGATTCAAAGAGATTACTATCAACAGATACTTAAATCTATTGAAACTTCCTATCATTAAGAATGAACAATACTATTGGATAGCCAATGGTGGTTACTTATACATCAGTAATCCATTGCTAAAGGCAGCAAGAATTTCTGCTTTCTTTGAAGAAGATGTACCTAATGAAATAATGTTTCCTGAGTGTGGCTGTGGTAATGTAGACTATACTACAGATGAGCTCTGCAAGAATCCTTTAGATAAGGAATATGGCTGCCCTGGATATTTAGAAAAGCAGGTGCTAGAACTAACATCTCAAAAACTGTTATCAACTTATTTCAGATTGAAGACAGATCAAACATCAGATGGGGTTGATGGTCAAGCACCAAATACAACCAACACTAACTAATGCGTACAAAAATAGATTGGAGAAGTTCTAGTAAAGAAAACTATAATAATTTTTGCAATAAAAACCCCACTGTAAAGGTTACATTTGACCAGTGGAAAAACATTATATATCTATATAATGACTATTTTAAAAACTACATTCTAGAAACAGGAGAGAAAGCAAGACTTCCTTTTGGCTTTGGAGAGTTCTCCATTAACAAGAAGAAGAGAAGAAAGCTAAAAACTGTAGATGGTAAAGAGGTGGTTAACTTACCTATAGATTGGAAAAAGACCAAGGAGAAAGGTAAACGCATATACAATTTCAACTATCATACAGAAGGATTTTTCTTTGGCTGGATGTGGTTCAAAGAATCTACAAGAATCAGAAACATAGACCTGTGGTATTTCAAGCCCTCTCGTGCAACGTCTAGATTACTATCCCATTACATAAACATTGACAGTAAGTATCAGAACATCTACTGTGAATGGAAAAAATAAAATAACATGTCATATTATTACAAGTATAACTTTGTTTCTCCTGATCCAGTTTATTCAACTGTCAAGGAAGAGTTAAAGTCTTATTTTGATACAGGAGCAGTAGATGATCTAATGTTCCCAACCTACTTAGATAAGTGTCTTATGAAACTAGGTAGGGCAACGTATGTTATTAGTGAAGAGGTGTTATATGTAGAAGACTTTGAAGCTAGACTCCCAGATAACTTTTATGCTGTGAGAGAAGCTTGGATGTGTACAGCAGCAGAAGGATACCCTTATCAAACAGCCAATTCATTCTATTCTCAAGCAGTATCTCAAACCACTATACAGGTAACTCCTGTAACAGTGGGTGGTACCCCTTGTGTAGATTGTCAACATGACAACGCTTGTACTAATCCTGAGTGTGATGGAAGTTGTCTACCTCAAATCATACCAGCTGTATATAAAACTAATCAACAAGGAACCAGAGCTTTCAGACATGAATACTTACTTAAACCAGGTAATATTTCTGCAAGACAAAACTGTGACGTAACTTATACAGATGCTTGGGAGTTTTATCAAACTGCTCCTCCTATTAGAGAGTTCACTCCAGGATCTGCTAGTTATGATAGCTTTGATATTAGAGACAATAAGTTTGTTACCAACTTTAGAAATGGAGTGGTGCATTTGATATTCTATGCTACAGAGTATGACTGTGTTGGTAATCAATTGATTCCAGACAACTATCGTATCAGAGAGTTTGTTGAAGCGTATATTAAATATAAAGTGTTTGAAACATTGTCTAATCAGTTAACTGATGAAACATTCCAACAGATACAACAAAAGCTAGTTTATTATAAAGCATTACATGATGAGGCTTTTATAATGGCAATGATTGAGATTAAGAAACAAGATGCATGGACTAAACAAAGAAGAGTAAGAAATGACTTACAACGCTTTGGACAATATGAATTACCAAATAGAAGCTCAAGATATGGCAGAGGCTGGAACAGATAATCAAGGAACATCTAACATAAGACAAGAATTCAATCTTGGTAGAGTGGGGCTAGACATGGACTCTTCTGTAAATCAAGTACAGAAGGGGAAACTTTCTTATGCCCTGAATGCAGCATTAGAAAACTTTGACTCTAATTCTGTAAACTATCAGAATGAACCAGCTAACGTGTTCTGTTTAAACTTTCCTGAAGGCTATCAACTTATTGGTACACACTTCATCCAAGAGAAAAGCAAACACATATTCTTCTTAACTAATCCTGAAACAGGAGGAAGTGAGATAGGATATATGGATAACAATGATTGTGTATACCACACACTTTGTACTCCTATTCCTAAAACAGAATTAACAGTTTGTGCTAACTCTCCATGTTTAAACTTTGATATAAACTATCCAATTAAAAAGGTTGTACATAAGATTACTAACTGTACAACAGAGGTTTATTGGACAGATGGATTAAATCCAAGAAGATACATTAATATTGAACAAGTTCCTTACATCACAACTTATGTAGGAGATGAAACTTGTGATCCAATCATCGAAGCAACCTTAGATTGTAATAAGTTAAAGGTACAACCTAACTTTCAAATCCCTAGTCTAGATGTCACTGACATTGTTATAGGAGGAGATTTAAAAGCTGGTACTTATCAATTTGCTATTCAATACGCTAATGCATCAGGAGATGCATATACATCATACTACTCAGTTACCAATCCTACATCTATTGCAAACACAGAGATAACAACTCCTGATTTTCAATATTCTGTAGGTAAGTCTATTGTGTTGAATATCAGTAACTTAGATATTACAGGATACTTCCAATACTTTAACTTGGCTGTTATTAAAACCATTAATAATGGAACCACTGTAGAATTGGTGGGAACATATAACATCCAAGAGAAGTCTACATTTATTACTTATACAGGTCAGAATGTAACTCAAATTCCTTTAAGTCTTAATGACATACTTGAGAAGTTTGCTTACTATGATATTGCTCAAGACGTTACAAACGTACAGGATGTTATTGTTTGGGATAACCTAACTTCTATTGACAGAATCAACTATCAGCAAATAGCTAATAAGATTCAGCTTCAGTGGGAGACATATAAGTTACCAGCTAACAATACATACGCTGATGGATTTTACACTGCTAATCTTAGAGGATATTTAAGAGATGAAGTGTATCCATTTGAGATAGTGTTTCTATTAGATAATGGTAAACAAACAGATGGTTTCCATATCCCTGGTAGAACAGCAACATCTACTGATTTAGTTGTTGTACCAAATACCAATGATGATTTTATTGGAGAAGGAACTAGTGCTCCTTATTGGAGAATATACAATACAGCTAGCGTAACTGCTACTTATCCTGTTCCCACAACAGATGATGAAAAGATAGGAGAGGCTTATTCATATCAATCTGGAGACTTTGCTTACTGGGAATCAACTGATACATATCCATGCAATGTGGATATGTGGGGAGACCTTGCTGGTCAACCTATTAGACATCACAAGTTTCCTGATGTTCTTGTAAGTCCTCACTTTGAAAGTGCACCTATTATATATTCTGGTGGACAGATACAACCAGTGATGCAAAACGCTAGTGCTGTGTATCCAATTGGTGTAAAGATAGACGTACAACAAATAGCATTTCTCATCCAAGCATCTAATTTAACAGCTGAAGAGAAAGCCTCTATTGTTGGATTCAAAATAGTAAGAGGTAATAGAAGTACAAACAAATCTATCATTGCTAAGGGTATTCTTAGAAACGTAGGTAAATACACTAGAGAAAATCCTAGTGATCCTAATGCTACATACTACTACTATCCTAACTATCCATACAATGATCTTAATGAAGATCCATTCTTGCTTGAGAGAAATAATGCTTACAACTCTCAATGTGATACGTATAAGATGACAGTATCAGCTGCTGGTACTTTACAATATACAGATTGTTTTACAGGAGAGCCAACTACATTAAGTTTTACTACTGCTACAACTGAGATATGTTCTATTACACTTCCTGTTCTAAATAGTCCAGGAACAGCTACATTTGTAAATGTTACAAATACAGCATTTACAATCACAATGACTAGTGCTATTCTAGCATATGCTACTTTTAGATACATAGATCCAGTTACACAAGCCACTCAAAACATTACAGTTTACTATGGTAATCCAGTAACAATAAACTCAACAATTGTTCCTGTACGTATAAGTGGAAGTCCTAGATATACTATTGTTGCTGCTAATACTAATGAAAACCTTGCCTGCTATCCTCAAAAGCTAGATGGGTTTAATAATAATGAGTCACCATACAGACAGGTGTTTAACTCACCTGAAACATCTTTTGGACAACCTACATTAGGTAATGTTCTTAAGCTAGAGAGTGTATTGTTTGGTGCTGGTAGAGCTCACTTTG